GGCCATCATGGAATTAGTTGTAGACAACACACCCAAGCGTAAAACTGGGGCGAAAAAAAAGAAGCTCCTGGGAGTGACAAAACCAAGGATCATGAGCCCAAAATTAAAGGGCAAAACTTATGGCCCGCAATTTGGAGAGTTTTGCAAAAAAGTGGGGTATCAGCTTATGCCCTGGCAACAATATTGCGCTAATGATTTTCTAACCGTAGATAGCTCAGAAATGTGGCGGCGTAAGTCCATAATGCTGCTCTTGTCTAGGCAGCAAGGTAAAACTACGCTAGCTGCGCTATTAATCCTATTTCACCTCTTTGAAATGAAGGCAATGTCTATTATTGGCATATCATCGCATCGCAATATGGCAAGGGATACATTTGACCGGGTAGCACTCATCATTGAACAAAATGAGTGGCTGGCCTGCCAAGTCAAGCCAAATGGTAAGGGCAATCTAGCATCGCGCAATAACGGCATGGAAAGCATCCAATTAAAAAATGGGGCCAAGTATGAAATATGTGCGGCCACCGCCGATGGCGCGCGAGGCAAATCTGCCGATGTGTTATTCATCGATGAGCTTGCATTTGTATCGGAAGAGGCATGGGCTGCTGCCAAGCCTGTAACTAGAGCGCGGCCCAACGCTATGACAATCTTGACTAGCTCAGCCGGTTGGGCCACATCAACAGTGCTTAATGATTTGCGAGATAGGGCGATGAGTTATCCAGCCCCTACTTTAGGTTGGTATGAGTACAGCGCCCCGGCAATGTGCAAAATGGATGACCGCGGTGCTTGGGCTTTGGCCAATCCAGCTTTAGGCTACACAGTTACAGAGGAGGCGCTAGCTGAGGCATTTAGTACAGATAGCAGCGATACTTTTAGGCGAGAGACTTTAGCTCAATGGGTTACTAGCCTTTCTAGCCCGTGGCCCGAAGGATCATGGCAAGCTTGTAGCGATAGCACTCTAACAATGGGCCCAGGGCCAACTACATATTTTGCATTGGACAAAGGCATCTCTAAACGCACCGCATCCCTTGTAGCAGGTCAAATTTTGCCCGATGGTCGCATAGGGGTTGCCTTGCTTGATACTTGGAGCGCAGATCATGTGGTTGATGATTTGGCTATAGCGGCAAAAACTAAAGAGTGGGCTGATAAGTACAGGCCGACAATGATTTGCTTTGACCATTTTGCTACAGCATCAATTGCGGCAAGATTGACCGCAAGTGGACAAAATATGGTCGATGTATCGGGCACCGCTTTTTACCAGGCCTCAGGGGATTTGCTCAATTGCATTGTGGCAAAAAAATTAGTTCACTCTGGCCAATTAGAGCTCAATACCCAGATGGAGGCATGCGCTGCTAAAAACTCCGATAATTCTTGGCGTATAGTCAGAAGAGCATCGGCCGGCGATGTATCCGGGCCGATTTCACTTGCCATGATTGTCCACAAGATGCAGGAGCCAGTTTCAACGCCAATGATTGTGGCAGGTTAGACACGCCAAAGGTGCATTTGTACTAAATGTCCGTATTGGGTGATATAGGGCTATCATGCGACCATGGGTATATTGTCGGCATTAAAGTTAGTCAAGAATGAACCCGACACATTAAAAAATCAATACGCACCAGCCATAATGAATTCTGTTTATGGTGTGAGCAGCTTTAGTGAATATGGCGTGGGTTATGACAATGCCGCCATTGATCTTATGTCAGCACTCCAGGTGCCTACAGTTAGTAAATGCTCACAACTAATTTGCGGAACAATTGCAGGAATTCCTCTAGAGTTAATAAATAAAAAAACAGGTGCACGATTAGGTTTGCCATTATGGTGTGAGCAGCCTGATATAAGACAACCGCGCAGTGTTACGATAAGTTATACGGTACAAAGCTTGCTCTTTTTCCAAGTAAGTTACTGGGAGGTCTTATCTACCTATAGCGATGATGGCAGGCCTGCAAGGTTTGCTTGGGTGCAAAATAATCGTGTGATGCCAAAGCTTAATATGCGCGGCACCGAGGTTGAGTATTACACAGTTGATAATGAAGTCAGGCCGATGAGTGGTATTGGATCACTGATTACATTTCAATCATTACAGCCTGGTGTACTTGCAACAGGTGGTCGCACAATACGCGCGGCGCTAGATTTAGAAAAAGCGGCCGCAATCGCGGCGCAGACACCGATCGCTAGTGGCTTCATCAAAAATTCCGGGGCCGATTTGCCAGAGGCACAAGTACAGGGAATTCTTGCAGCTTGGAAGGCCGCGCGAAATTCTAGAGGTACTGCATTTTTGACTAGCACCCTTGATTATCAGACTGCATCATTCTCACCTAAAGACATGATGTATGGGGAGGCAAAAAGTGACCTTTCCACGGAAATCTGTAGATTAATGAATGTGCCGGCATACATGGCAAGTAGTGATGCAAACAAAAGTCAAACATATCAAAACATCTTGGAAGCTAGAAAAGATTTTTACGCTTACAGCCTTGCGCCTTATGTATGTGCCATCGAAGACAGGCTTAGCATGAATGACATCACAAATTCTGCAAACATTGTGCGATTTGCCAGCGACACTACTTTTTTGCGTGCAGATGCATCGGCTAGGTTGGCAGCTATAGAAAAGATGCTGGCACTCAATTTAATTACTTTAGATCAAGCCAAGGCAATGGAACAACTAACCCCTGAGGGAGATGCATCATGAGATTGACATTTAGTACACCAATCCAGGCAGCAGATACAGAGCGCCGCATGATTACAGGCACGATTATGGAATACGGGGCCAAAGGCGAAACATCGGCTGGCAGCGTTGTATTTCAGCAAGGATCTATTCAAATTCCATCGGCAAGCCGTGTAAAATTATTAGCGCAACATAACGCCAATGATCCAATTGGCCGTGCCCAATCTTTTAGCAGCGAAGGCAATTTTATCTATGGTAGCTTTAAAATTTCTGCAAGTGCAAAAGGCTCTGACTATTTAATCTTGGCAGCAGAGGATTTGGTCAGCGGGCTTTCCGTTGGTGTTGAGGTTATCTCATCACTACCCGAGGACGATTACCTCCTAGTGACTAGCGCCAGGCTCGTAGAGGTTAGTCTTGTAGAATCTCCGGCCTTTGAAAATGCGATAGTCACCAGTGTTGCCGCTAGCGAAAGCGAAGCGGAGCAAGTACAAACCAACCCAACAACAGAAAGCGAGGCAGTCATGACGACAGCCCCAGACAATACAGCCCCAGAACCTGAGGCAGAGGCTCCAGTCGTTGAAGCCTCTCGCCCAGTTATTTCAGCATCTTATTTAGTGGGAGAAGTACGCTCACCAATTAAGACACAAGCGCAGTACCTAGAGCACATGGTAAAAGCAAACATGGGCAGCGATGAGTCAAGAGATTACATCCGCGCAGCAGATGCATACTCAAAAAAGATGAATTTTGCTAATGACAGCTTTACGACAAACCCAGCATTTTCTCCGACAATCTTCACACCAAATGTAATTGACACATCGCTCATGATTCGCCCAACTATTGATGCACTTGGTGGTGCTCGCGCACTTTCTGCAAGTGGCATGACGATTGCACATCCAAAAATTACAACTAATGCTACAATTTCAACAGTTGGAGAAGGTCAATCAACAGCTGCTACTCAGATTGTGTCAAGTTATGTGAACGCGACCGTGGTCAAACTGGCCGGCACACAAATAATGTCAACGGAGCTTTTGGACAGATCTGATCCAAGTTTCTATGCAGCAATGTATGAGAATTGCTTGCGCGCATACGCTAAAGCATCTGATGCAGCAGTGATTGCAGAAATCGTAAGCGGCGGAACATTGTGTGCAACAACAGTGGCAGCAAGTGCAACTGGTGTACAAAACTTTGTTGGCGCAGCAGCTCCAGCAGTATTTGCCGCAACTGGTGAATTAGCATCTGCATACATTGCAGGAACATCACAATGGTCATTACTTATCAATGCACAAGATGGTTCACAGCGCCCAATCTATGCGGCAGCTCAACCACAAAATGCATCTGGTATGTCAATGCCAACTACAATCCGCGGCAATATCCTTGGGTTAGACCTGTATGTTGATCCATACATGGTTGCAACAACCATCGATGATTCTGCATTTATTGTGGCTAAGTCAGCAATTGCAATTTATGAATCTCCAAAATTGACGCTTTCCGTAAATGTGGTCGCCACTGGAGAAATTTCTGTACTACTTTATGGTTATTTTGCGACTAAGACACTTGTATCAGGTGGCTTGCAACGCTTTAACCTAACCTGATAAAACCCTAAGCCGCTTGCAGGGCTAGGAGGCCCTAGCTCTGCAAGCCTTATCAAAGAAAGGATAATAATGGCAGCGGCATACACGACCATGCAAGAGTTAAGAGACTCACTTGGAATTGGCACGCTGTACACAAATGCCACAGTAGAAGAGTGTTGCCAAACTGCTGAGGATCTTATTAATTCCTTTCTTTGGTTCAATACTGCCCCTGTTGTTGCTACAGGTTTAGCCAACAACACGGCCACAGTAGTCATAGCAAGCCCTGGTCAATTCGTCACTGGTCAATCTGTGGCCATAACTGCATCAGGTGCAACTTTTAACGGCACGCGCACAATAACCGGCACTGGCCCATTCCCAACAACGGCCACAACACTTTTTTTGCCTAGTCGCTATGTTTATCCGCTTGGCTATCAATACCTGCAATTTGCAATTACGCACGCGGATATAGCTATGCATCTTGTGCAGCCTTACGGCGTGATGACAGGCCCAGATGATAAAGCGGCCAGCTATACGGCAACAGCGGCTATCAGATCAGCTAGCCTTATGCTAGCTACAAATATCTGGCAATCGAGGCAAGCCACTCAAAATGGCGGCGCAGGCGTTGACGGCTATGGCGTGAGCACATTTAGAATGTCAAACACTTTGATGGCATCAATTAGAGGGTTGCTTGCTCCATATCTTAATCCAGCGGCAATGGTCGGGTGAGTTTGGATGGCGGTAGCAGTCACAACCCTGAGAACAACACTAGCAACGGCTTTGGCCAATGCTGGTGTGTGGAGCACTTTCTCATTTCCGCCGCCGGTAATTCTTGCCAATTCGGTGATAGTTGTGCCAGCAGATATGTACTTAGAGCCACAAAATAACTCACGCAGCACAATTAACTGCATGGCACATTTTAAGATTCTTTGCGTTGTGCCCTATCTAGATAACCAAGGCAATTTAAGCAACATAGAAGAATTTATGGTGTCTGTATTTACTTTGTTGGCTGCGTCATCTTTGGTCTATAACATAGGGTCATTTTCTGGCCCTACCATGCTAGATGCACCATCCGGGCAAATGCTTACAACAGAGATAACTTGTTCAATACTAACAACTTGGAGCTAAATATGACACTAACAGATGAAGATAAAGCATTCTTAATCAAGATAGGCCAAGTAGTGCCTACTGAGATTAAGGAAACCAAACCAAAAGAAACACTAACCAAAGAAAATGAGGTATGACCAATGGCAATTTATTTGTCAAATGGTGTGGTAGTCACGCTTAACAGCGTAGCGCTATCAGATCATGTCACAAGCGCGACTATCAATCGCAGCTTTGATGAACTGGAAGTAACAGCTATGGGTAGCCAGAATTGCCCACTTGCCGCGTAAGCGGCGATGAAAATTACAGCGCTATATCGGTGAAGGCCCCCAATAAAAAAGGGTTAATACCGAGGCAACCTGCGAAAG